CATATTTAATAAAATGAGCTTGAAAATTATATAATGGTAATTCCAAATTATTTACATTACATACAGGAACTAAATCGGTATAATTATAGTCACCTCCTTGAAAAACCTTTAAGTTTTCATCAGAAAAAATTGAATCATTTTTAAAAAGAGTTATCATATTACATAACAAATAAATAACTTGTTTCAATAGATAATTCTAACTCTGACACTAACATTCCAGAATTAGAATTATTATCCGTTAAAATATCTAAAGGGCTATTTAAAATACCTTGTGGTGATTCAAAAACCAATTCTTGTATTTCACCTTCTCCTATTAATATATCATATAAGGCCATAAAATTAATTTAATGTTAATAACGCTCTAACCCTTATATTATCTCCAAGACTCAATGGTGTATATCTTAAATAAGTTATTTCGTTTGTTTTATCTGAATTATCCCAAGCAGCCCAATTTAAACCCCCATCAGTTGTTTTTTCAAAAGTTCCAGTTGGTGATGCTGTATTATCATCTAATAACAAAGAATTAGAAATAGCATCATATAATCTAACTCTTAAATTTGGTATGGGCCCTCCAAAAGAGGAAGATAATCTCCAAGCAAATCTTTTATTTGTTATATCAGATAAGCCTATTGATGGTTGAAATCTTGAATCAGTTGTACTATCTTCATAAACCAAACTCACTGAAAATATTCTTGCTGGAATACAAAATGTTCCTATAGTCTTAAATTCAAACATAAATTGTATTGAATTTGATGGATATATACTTGTCAATAAACCATCGTTTGGCACTAGAGTCCAAGAACCGCTATTGTCATTTATACCGCTAGTTCTATAATAAACTCTATAAGGTTCTACATTTAAACTCAAAGAACTTGAAGTTAAATTTTTATTATCACTAATATATAATCTATAATATTTTGAAGCGTTTGGTGTTTGTAATTCTGGCGTTATAATTCTTTCATTAGTTGTATTTGTATATGACCAATCTGCCCCAAGTGGTAAAGAATAAACCTGATTAACAGCAGCAGTAGTTCCATGACGAGCTAAATAACAAATACCGTTTTCAGACCAAACTGAAAACGTAGATGCTTGTATTCCAGGATGAGGAACGGTTCCTGAATCAGCAGTACTCTGGTCAAGCTCTTTTGAATCTATTAAAAATATTTTGTCAAAAGGAGATGATATTGTGTTATATTTTGTTACATAACTTCTAGCTCCAGCCGCACCAGTATTCATAACAATTAAAGAGTCTAAAGAACTAGCAATCTCCACACTACTAAGCGTAGATGTTGCTGCAAAAGTAGTTGTACCACCCGGTGGAACCTCCACCATAGTATCAGACTGCCAAGTAATACTACCAGAAGTTATAGCAGATAAAGCAGACCTATAAACCCTACTAGTAGTTACCCAATATAAAGATAAAACACCATTACCGGGCCCATGTTGCATTGTTGCTACTCTTCCATTATTATTTAATGACATAGTACCAGTTGGTGTTTGTACACCAGTATTAAATAAAAAAGCATTAGTTGATTTTCCAGCCGTTATTCCAGTCAAAGGTATTCTTAAATTATATTTAAAAATTCTATTAGAAGAATCTAGAACATATGCATTTTGATTACTCCAAGAAGTTTTTTCTTCCATAGCCAATCCAGCAGAACCAATATTTGTTACAGTTGCAGCATCGGCCAACCAATAAACAGCTCTTATATTATCTACAGTAGTAGCAGCTGGTATTGTAGTGCCTCCTGGTGTGAAATTTTCTATTCTTAAACCTTTTGTTAAAAATAGACCACCATTTGTTGTTGTTGCATTTGTTGTTGTTGTTCCTATTTTTAAATCTTCAATTACATAACTGGTTGAACCTGATATTCCAGCAGAAGTTGTAAGTGTTATTGTAGTATCAGCACTCGCATTTGATATTTCATACCAAGTTGTAATTTCATTTGGATTTGTTGAACCAAAACCTATTCTTGAGCCGATTGTCATATTATCTGAAAACCAAGTAGTGCCAGAACCTGTTACTATAGTGTTATTTACACTTACAGTTCCTCCAGTATATAATTCTCTAAAAACTCTAAATCCACGTATTGTATGTGCAGTAGCAGTAGGATAAGTTAAAGTAATAAAACCCTTCCAATTAAAACTTGAATTTATTTTATTAAATTCATAAAATATAATTCTTCTAGTTGCAGCAGCAGTAGAGTTATCAGCTAAAAAAACCCAATCTAAATTATTATTATAAGAAACAACATGTGGAAAAATTCCAGGTATTGCAGTAGAAGCTTCCATAGGCCTAGCTAAACCAATAGGCATAGGTCCTATAAAATTATCTACTGAGCTAACTCCAGACAATTGCTTAATAAGACTACCAATATTAGTTTTTGTGTAATCATAAGAAGATATTGAATTAGTTTGACCTGTAAATATATGTTCTACCGCTACTTTTGCCATTTTTTCTTTATAAATATATCTTAATTTATTTTTATTGTATTTAAAACTAAACTCAATTTATTAATAGAAGATGCTGAAATAACATAAAAAGAAAAAATATCTCCAGGGAAAAATTCAACAGTCCAGCCAGACAAATTATTAACCAAAGCTTTATTGGAGTTGTTTAAATTAATATAATTACCTGATGTTATAGTATCTAAATTTGTGGGTGGAAAATTTAAAAAATTTGTCTTGTAAACATCTATTGAAGTACTTCCAGAAATATTAGATAAAATTTCATAAGAAGTTAAAATTCCACTATAATTAACTGTTACATATCCTTTATTTCCGCTTGTTATTATTTTATTACCATTGTCAACATTTAAATATATACCACCACTAGAATATTTATTTGAAAAAATATCATAAAGGTTAGTTGAACCAGAGTAAATGGTATTAGAACTTAATGTTAAAGAAGAAAATGATGGTGCTAAAACATTACCAGTAAAAGAAGCTCCAGATAAATTGGCTTTTGTTTGTAATTTATTTTCCAATTCATTTATTTGCAATAAACTAGCAAATAAATCACTTAATTCTGTAGAACCACTATAAATACTAGTACCAGTTATGTAAGTAGAAATTAATTTATAACCTTCTGCTGTACCAGAAAAATATAAACCATTTAAATTTGGTGAAGCTGTTAAATTTATTATAGGAAAATTATCAGTTCCACCTGTTGTTATATTTGAACCCGGTTGAACTCTTGTTATATCATTACCGTCACTAGTCGTTAAAAAAATATCATACAAATTAGTGCTGCCAGAATAAATCGTACCAGCACTAAGTGTAATTAAACTAGAATTTGCACCTATTATATTTCCAGATAAATTAATATTATTAAAAGAAGGAGATTCTACAACAGAAACAATAGGAGAGCTCATAGTGCCACCTGTTGTTATATTTGAACCTGGTTGTATATAAGTAGAGCTTATTGAATAATCATTAGTTAAAAAAATATCATACAAATTAGTTCCACCAGATAAAATTTGACCTAGAAAATTTGTATTACCACTAACAGTTCCACCTGAGAAATAAGAAGACCCTCCACTAAGCAGTGAAAAATTATAATTTATTTTAGTTAGGACTTCATCAAATTTATACTCTGGATTTGTCCTTATTTCTATATACTGCATACATAAAAAGAATTAAAATCTTTTTTGTTTTTCAAAATATTTTTCTTTTAAATCCTTTCTTGCTTTTGTGTAATTCCAAGCATCAATTGCATGTTGTTTTTGTCCAAAGAAAAAATTAAGAGCCTTACTAAATCCTCTTCCAAATTTATTTAAATCACCATCAATTTCAAGTTTTCCCACACTAGCAGAAACAGACAAATCTCTTTCTGTAAATGTTGTATTTTCTTTTGCTGTTAACATATCTTCAAGAATTTCACCATTTACATTCCAACCCATGTCTAAAGCATATGCAATCTCATAAAAAATATGACCAATTGCTAAACAAGCACCGTCAATTAATTTCCATGCAAACTGAAATGGAGCATACCATCTCTTTAGTGTAAACATTAGCCAAAATGCATAAAATACAGAATAAACTGTACCTATAGAAAACATCAAACTGCTTACTATTAATGCCCATATAAGAGCCCATAATCCTTGAAATAATTCTTTCATAATTTTATATTTTTAAAAAGTTAATTGTTCTATTATTGCCTCTTTTATACCAGTGGTTAAATAAGGTTTTGTAGACGCACTTATAGCATCTCTTAATGGTTGAGTATACCCTTGAGAAAAATAATCCATCTGTGTTTTTACTGATAATAATAAATCAAAAGAATAACTTTGATTTGCTGGCTCTCCATAGATAGCCTTTAATCCATCTAATAAAGCCGTCTTCGCAAAAGCAATCATATTATCTCTTCTGTTGATTCCCTCTTGTATTCCTTCTTCTGGTGTATAATATTTTTTAAAAAATTTTGTCAAACCTGTAGTGTTATCTGATAAAATCCAATTAGTTGTCTGAGTTCTATATTGCGCTATACCAATTTCATTTCTAGTATAATCTCTAAACTCAGAAATCACTAAATCTGAATATGTATCAGAAGATTGTATGTAATTTCTATAATATTCTATCTGTCTTAATTCTCCTTTAATTATTGTTCTTTTTTTATGTAAACCAATAATATCATAATCAATACTACTTGGGTCTTCTATCGAATTATTTATTTTAAACTGAACATTTGTGTAACCAGTTTTAATATTATCTGGTAATAAATTATACATTTCCTCTCTAATAGAAGATTTAACTGAACTTATGGTTTCCTCGGCTGAATTATTAATAATATCATATGTACCACCATTATAAATGATGTCCTTAAGTTCTTCATTGTATGGTATAAATTCAATATACATTTTACCATCAATACATTCACATCTTCTTGTTTTAATATCAAATAACATAAAAAATTTTTTTAGTAATCAGTTTCAATATAAATAGACACATAATCTAAAGATACCGCTCCAGTGCTTGCATTATTTGTTCTAAAATCATTTAAAGTTAACAAAGTTGTACTTGCTGGTAGTGCAGTACCAGCAACACCAGTTAAAGTACCAGTTGCAACATTTCCAGTGTTTAATCTCTCCACTCTATAACCAACTATATTGTTAGAGTTTGGAGGTGCGAATAATGTAAATTCATATAAATCAGTATTACTTGTGTTACAAGGGAAATTAGCGCCTAAATTTATTGGTGTTTGAGCTACTGAACCACCATAATAAATTATTAAATTAGTATCGGCTGCACCATTTCCAATACCTATACAATTTGTTATTGTAGAAGGCTCTATGTTTGTTGGAGCTGCTGTTGTATTTCTTAAACCAATAAACATTCTTGTTGCTGTATTTGTATCAGAAACACCAAATCTAATAACATACATAAAACCGCCAAAACCAGAACCATCGCCAACAGTGTATTGAGCTACAGCAAGTCTATAGCCACATAAAGAACCAGCTGTAGTGGAAGACACCACAGAAAGTCTTTTTGTTCTTGTAAAAAAATTTGTGGTTGCTACGTTTCTTGCCGTAGCAGTTCCAGTAGCTGTTAATGCAGCCATACCCAAAACACCTGGAACTGTTGTTGCATTCCCCGGAGGATTCCAAAAAGCTATTTTATTACCATATAAAGAAGGTTGGAATGTATAATCAATTCCACTTGGACCTCTTTGTCCAGCCATTCTTCTATTTGCTTTATTTCTAACAAATATTGTAGCTGCTGAAACGGGAATTAATGGTGTTTCAACTTCATCTAAAGTCAGAGTATCAGCAGATAAATTAACAAATATTGCCCCATCATTTCCAGTCAGCCTTCCATTTACACTTATTGTGTTTGCAGAAAATGTTGTTGCTGTTAATCCTTGCGTAAAAATAGTATTACCACTTATAGTTCCACCAGTAAGTCCTAAAAAAGAATTAACTCCAAATTCAAAGACATCTGTACCATCAAAACCAAATAATTTTTTATCATAAGTGTTTTGTGCTAATTCACCTTGCTTAATAAAATTAAGCTCATTTCCAGTTGTTCCTGTCGGAATTCTTCCGGGAACAGCTGTTTTTTTCGTTATTATACGAATCTCTCTAGTTTGTCCAGTTGCCATGAATTATAGAATTCTAATTTTTAAACCTATAGAGGCCAATTATATAGGTTTTACACCTAAAAATAAATAGTTTCAATATTTATTTTCCTTATATGCATAAATCTTTAAAAAAAATTTTTTTGAGTATTTATTAGAAAATAAGATTAATTCTTTAAAAACAAAAAAAATAGACTATGGCTGATATGTTTAGACCAGTTCCTATTGAACAGGAACCAAAACGTAAAAATAGATTCGTACTTGAGTTCCCTACAGAATTAGGTATTGAGTCTTTCTTAGTGCAAACTTCTGGTAAGCCTTCTATGGAAATCGGTTCAACTGAAATTCCATACATGAATACCAGTACATGGGTTGCAGGTAGATTTAAATGGAACACAATTGAAGTAAAATTCATTGATGTAATTGGTCCATCTACTACACAAAAAATCATGGAGTGGGTAAGACTTCATGCTGAATCTGCAACAGGAAGAATGGGTTATGCAGTAGGTTACAAAAAGAACCTTGTTTTAAAAGCTCTTGACCCAACTGGTGTTGAAGTTGAAAAATGGACTCTTATTGGCTGCTTCATTACCAACGTCAACTTTGGAGATTATGATTACGGTGCTGATGATTTAGCAGAAGTAACCATTACTCTTCAGCCTGACAGGTGTATTTTGAACGCTTAATTTATAAAGCATTTAAAATCCTTGAGAAGGCTATTTTTTATATTAGTCTTCCTCAAGGATTTTTTATTTATATGAAGTATGGCTGCAGATTTTAAATTATATAGAAAGTTTTACCAAATACAAACTATTTCTACAGGTAGTACGTTAGAACAATCCTATGTTCTTATAGACCCATTTTTTTTAAGCGCCAATACATATTTTGCTGGGACTGGAGATACAGAATCAAATCAATTAGTGGAATCATCACTAATTATTTCTCAAGATTCAACTGGTGTATACTATGCAACATTAAACCCAATTTATTATGCCGGGGACCAAACTTATGACTTAGTATGGTACACAAATTATACATCTGTAGCCCCAGTAAAAAAACTTACAACAAGATTTAGAATAAATAATACAAGATATGTAAATCAAATTGAAGTTGAAATAAACAATTCTCCTCTAGAAATAGAAATAACAAATGAACCTCTGGATATTGAAATATTAGGTAGTTACTAAATTTATAAAACTATTTATTAAATAAAAAATATGCCATCACAAGGATATACTCAAACACTAAAAAACAAATTCTTTATCAAAAGAAATGATACACTACCTTCTCTTGAAGTGTGTATTATTGATAGAAGTTGTTTAGGAAGCGTTATTCCTTTTGATTTAAGTGCTGCTACAGCTTGTACATTCACAATGGTAAGTAAGTGTGGTGATATTAAAATAATGGGAGCGCAGGCTCAAATAGTATCATATAGTGGAGGAACAGTTGCATATAATTGGCAAGATGGAGATACTAGTGAAGATGGAATTTACTACGGAGAATTTCAATTACAATTTGCAACTGGCCAAAAAATGTCAATACCACAAATAGGAAATATAACAATAGAAATAGGAAAGGACCTTAATCCTTTTACATAATCAAGGTTGAATATCACCTTGTTTGTCGCTTATATCCCACAAGCTTAATACTTGTGGGTTTTACGCTCAAATAGATAAATTCCTTTTCTCATGACTATTATTTAAATAAAAAAACAGAGGTCTCCCTCTGTTTATAAATAAATAAAAACTTAGAAACTTACACCATCAATATTCACCCCCATTTAAAACATCATATTCCGCTATAACTCTAACACCATTTGGTGATGATATAGTTCCAGTTTCTCTTATTCTTATGTCTTCCAAATTAGTAGTAAAACTTCTATTTTGTAAACCAGTAGAAGTACCTCTAATATCCCAAATAACATCTGTACCAGCTACACCAGAACCATCTTGTATTGACCATCCTGCACCTAAAGAAGTAGAAGTAGTAGAGGCTGTTGGGTTGTAGTTGAGTTCAATAAGATTATCCTCAATATATAACTGAGAAGTAAATGCACTTATAGATGCACCTAAAACTTGCACATCACCATTAATAACAACAGAAGTTCCTGTTTGCCCAGGAACACCCACTGTTATATATTTTGCACTAAATGTATCTGTAGTATCATTATATGCAAACCCAGTTTCTGTTTTTAATTCACCTCCAGCTCCAACATAAACAACGGAACCAGCCAGTAAACCAGATATTGTAATACCAGTCGTACTAATAGCTCCAGATACATCTAAATCCTTTGTGTAAATATTATTCCATCTTAATCCAGAAGTACCTAAATTGTAAGTTGTGTTGGCAGAAGGATTAACATTGCCATTTACAGATAAATTACCAGCATTAATTATATAAGTACCAGAATCCCCAGTAATATAACCATCACCATATTCTGTACTAGAAACACCTGCATGGAAAGACATTGCATAAACTCTATTCCATCTTTGTCCTATAGCTCCTAAATTGTAAGTTAAATGAGCTGTAGGTAACAATGCACTATCAACTTGAACATTTGTTGCAGCATCTATTATAAATATACCATCATCAACAATTGTACCTCCAGAATATTGAGTGCCGTTTGTTGTTAAATTACCATTTACAGTTAAAACATCTGTAGATGAATTATAGGTCATGCCTGCATCATCAGTAATAAGGCCATTAGCTCCTGCTATTAAAACTCTTGTGTTGGTTAAATTAGTAGCAGATAAACTTGTTGCATTTACAGCACCACCAGTTGCAATTCCTGAGAAAGATAAATTGTTTATAGAAGGAGAAGCTACTAAATTAATTGTAGGATAAGAAGGTGTACCTCCTGTAAAAATATTTGTTCCATTTTGAACAAAAATCTGAACACCTTGTATATCAGAAATGTTTGCTATAACAAATCCTGCAGTAGTACCACTTAAAAATTTACCAGAAAGTCCAGTTCCAGAAACCCCGTTATAAGTAGAAATTAAACCTGTATCACCACTTATAATAAAATTATTATTAATGTTTAAACGGTTTGTAATTTTTTGATTATACAAAGTAGAGCCTACTTCAAAAATACCAGACTGTGTTGTTGGTTCGAAAGAACCGCCAGTTACACCTGAAAATTTTAAAATACCATCGTATAAATTTACAAATGGTTCTCCAAACACTGCATCTCCTGGAATAAGACCTCCAGTTGTTTGTTTATCTCTTAATGTTATCGTGACATTCCTTTGTGCCATTTTTTATCTTTTTTATTTTGTTTATAAATAGTTTTTTTATTGTTTTTTACCAACTGCCACCTTCTAATGTATAACCAGAAAGTATAATATTGTTTTCTGTTAAACTGGTTGTTCCAAGAATTATTTCTTGAGTTTGTATTTTAGTGGAAGCTGTAAAATTTACAGAAACTCCATTTACAATATTTAAATTTCTAAACCTCTTAATAGGACTTCCTAAATCAACATTATTATCAATAGTTGGACTTATCTCTGTAGAGGCATAAATTGTACTTGCTGTAGTATTACCGACAAAATCATAAGGGCCACCAGTTCCACCTGAAATAGGTAAATAATTACCTGTAATACCGCTAGAATTTATTGCTAAATCAACTATTATTTGTTCTAAAGGTGTAGAACCAGAATAATAAGTATCAGCACTTAAAGAATTTATTTCAACACCTTGCGTAAATATTGTATCACCTGTAACTGTTCCTCCAGACAGGTTTAAAAACTCACGCTTTATGGGGCTAAAATAATTACCAGACATTGATTGATAAATTTTCTCTTATATAAATAGATTTCAAAATCTTTACTTATCATTATACAGCGTTTAAAATATAATAATTTGTAAAAAGAATTTTACTTAGTCAAAGTACTGTAATAATACTTAACAAGCTCTTCATAATTTACTTCCCAATCATGTTTAAAAGTTTTGGCGGTCTTTGAGTTAAAACTTGATTTAATGGTAGATTTAAATACTTTAACATATAAGCTCCAGTTAATGCACTTGTTCTATCATGACCATGTTCACAATGATAATAGATAACAACATTTTCTTCTGTTGTTAGCATTGAATTTATATAGTCAACTAACCCTGAAAAATCAAATTGAGAAGGCTCAAAAATAGCACAGTTATTTTCATCTGAACAACCTTGAACTGGATACCAAATAATAGAACCTTTATTACCATTAACAGAAGTTCCATATTGTTTTTTTACATCAATTTTTCTATACACAGGTGGCCAAGAATCCTGGAAAGGAAATAACTTATCAAACTCTTCATTTGTTACACCATAAGCCTTAAATTCAGCCATTAAATCACTTCTTTCACTTTGAGGGTTATTATCTATCAAAGATATTGTTATAAGCTTATAATTGGTTAAATCAAAATCCTTAATTAATGTTTGTAACTTTTGATTTATTGCATCATATGCAAACGTTCCATCTTCATTTAAAGGTTCATTTCCACGAACCAGATAATTAGAACCTACGGTATTTACCAAATAAGTTCTTTTAGGGCTATAAGTTGCTAGTGGCATTTTTTTACTTATAAATAACAAAAAAAAGAGGGAAACTTTTTATGAATCCCTCTTTTTTAATTTATATTTTTCTTAGATTAAAAATCTTCGAAGTTTGCACCAGTTGGAAGAACTTGGAAAGTTAAATCTATAAACTCTGCAGTTCTTGTTGGTTTCAATTGAATCTTACCTACTAAGATATTTCTATCAATTGTATCTGCATTGTTATTAGAATCATCCATTACAACCTTAAATGCTGTTAAACCTCTTTGGTTTTGTATTTGTAATAAGATTGGTTCTACTTTCGCTAAGAACTGGTCTCTTAAAGTTTGGTCGTTCTGTTCAAACACAAGTGTTAATGAAGCAGCAGCAACTAATCTTCTAACCTGAAGAAGCAATCTTCTTACATTTACTCTATCAAGAGCAGAAGACCTTACTTGTAATGTCTTTTGACCCCAAATAACAACTCCTTGTTGTATAAATGTAGCAATTGGATTAACTCTTCCTTGATAAAGGACATCTCTGTCATCTTTATCCAATCTAATATCAGCTCTGATAATTGAAGAACTTGCAAGACCTCTGTTAATACCAGCAGGAGCAAACCAAGGAGCTGAAACATTATCAGTGTAAGCAAGAGCTTTAACAACCATTAATGTTGGAGATTGGTAAGAATATTTACCAGTGTTAGGGTCCTGAACTTGTACCCAAGGCCAGTATGTAGCAGCATAGTTGCTATCAATACCAGTTGATTCAAGTATAGAAACAACTTCTTCTGGGGTACCTTTTTCTTCTCCTACAGTTAATCTTGGAGAATCTATGATATAAATTGAGTCAGTTCTTGTCTCAACCATATCAAGACCATAGTTAATTAACTCTAAATTGTTACTGAAGTCAATTCCCGGAGTAGCAAATACGTTAATATCTACAATTTCTGGGTTTTTAAGAATGTCAATACCATCTTTGAAAGACTGAACATTATCTAAGTATGCATCAGTAAATTCTTCATAAGGATATTCATACAATCTATATTTATCCCATCCATCAAAACCTCCAGTTGGAACTAAAGTGAACTTTAATAAAGTTCTATCAATTAAAGTCTGAGAAGCGTTTGTGTAAGCTGTTAAACTATTCTTGTCACCACTTACATACAAAGTAGAATCTGCAGTGTTTTCCATGTGGAAACCTTTAATTGCAGTCATACCAGTTGCAATTGGACCATCGAAAGCAAACAAGTCTGTCTCAATTGATTTTATTGCATTTCTAACTGACACTTGGTTCTGTGTGAAACTTGTGTAACCAAGTTCAGAAATACCAAGATAAGTTTTAAACTTAGAATCACCTGATAGATAAGTTGTCTTGTAATAAATGTCAGCTGAAGTAGTACCAGAAACACCAGAAGCTCTTAAAGAATAACCTTCAAAACCTGCAGGTACTGTATTTACCAAGTGGTTTTCTGCCATATCAACTGTGATGAACATAGACTTTCTTGGATAAGATTCATCAGTTGTACCGATTATCTTAGCAATATAGTTAGCATCATTTTCATCTAATGTAAGATTTGACCATCTTTCTAAAGCTGTTGAAGAAGCTGTAGCATCTGTATCGTCAAATCTTCTTACAATAACATCAAATGAATAGTTATTTACATCAAGGTTTGCAATAGAAATCTTAATTTCTGAGTTAGCAGAATCACCATCAGAAATTGTTTGGAATCTAAATAATCTCTTAGCCACACCACCAATCACTCTGGATACAATCCAAGGAGTTGTAGCATTAGAATAAGAATCATTGAAATCTGTGTAAGCAGCCTCTTCAGAGAAAACTGGCACTAAGTTTATACCTGTAATTTCTCCTCTAGCAGCAGCCTCTCTAATAAAGTGAGGGTAAATTCTTTCTACATACAAGAAAGGTTGACCTGCTACAACTTTTGGAGATTTTCCTAAAGCTTTAACAATATAATCATCTCTTGTTTCATCTAAAGATACTGTGTAACCACTGTTTGTAACAGCAGTAAGAGGACCTGTAGAAGCACTAATAATAAATGCACCAAGTGTAGAAGTAATATTTCCTAATTGAATTTCATTTTCTTGAGTGAAATAGAAACTATTTGAAATTTGATTTCTCTTACTTCTCAATACAGCTAATGTAGCACCTGAATGTACACCTTTAGATTCAACTGTACTAGCAGAAAGAGTTAAAACTTCATTACCAATATAATTGCTTGTGCTATTTCCTGCAACAGTAACTCCAAATCCACTGAATGATGTAGCATTCATTGCATTTAACCAAGCTGTAGTAGTAACTGCACCACTATAAGAAATAGTAACATCATTACCTGTAGTAGCAGCAGAAACAGTTCCCGCAGCCATTGCTGTATCAGCAGTAGTTGTGAATGTAAATGCAACTGGTGAAGTCTGATTAGAAATAGACAAAGTTACACCTGAAGATGTAACTGTTCCAGCATAAGTTGTAGAATAATCAGCAACTATCAACCAAGCTGGTGAGTTTTGGAAACCTGTTTTTCCTAATATTCTTGATATAACCAATTCAGTAGATTGGCCTAAAAAAGAATTTGCTACATAAGGTAGAGGATAATCTGGGTCAGTAGCACCAAATCTTAAAAGATACTCATCAGTACTTTGCACTTTAATTGCTTCAAAAGCTGGTCCCTTTAAGGTTTTACCAACCAATCCTAACCTTGTGATACCAATTCTAGAAGCGAAAACTGAAAAGTCTTGCTCTTTTGTGTACACACCTGGTGATACGAAGATTGTTGCCATATTCTTATTTTATTTTATTTATTGTTTGTTTTTTTTGTTTTCTTTTTTTCTTCTGCATATTCTTCAACTTGTTTTACCTCGTCTATATTTTTTGCAGCAATTTCTTGTTCAACTTTATTTTCAGAAATAATTTCAAACCATCCTCTATTCTGAAAATCCGCCTTATTTACAACCTGATTAAATTCAACAAGGCCGGGTATATTAACTACAGCTCCCCCTGGAATTCTCTCCTTCACAATAACTGCTCCTGACCTGTAAGCTAACACGTTTAACGAATTCTTTTTATTTCTTATTTTCACTTGAATGTAATTTTATTATAAATATTCAAAAAATCTCAAAATCTATAATCTCTTAGTTTTTTTTCTCATTTATTCTGATTGAAATTCTCGTTACAGCCTTTACTTTCTCAAATTGTGTTGGGTCTACTAATTTTCCATGTATTAAAATAGAAAAAACAACTTCATAATCTTTCTCTGAAGCTAAATCTTCTTTCCTAGATTCTGAAGTAGATTCTATCATTGCAGGTATATGATAACCATTAACATACAAATATCCTTGTCCATCTGAAAAAGCATCTCTAATAAGCTTTTCATAATACTTGTTAACATCTTGCATATAGTGAGTCACAAATATTACTTCATAATTTAAATCTACATAGGTAGGTTGAGGTATCTTCCAAAGGTCATAACCCTTCATTGTTCCATTAAAACTTGGAACTCTTTGAAAAGTAAATTTCTTTTTAACTGGAATTGTTCTTTTTAAAGGAGAAGTTCCGGGCTTAACACCTGTTCTGGTCATAGCTATAAAAGGCCTTACAACCTCTTCGCCATATTCAGCCCTCATATTTTTCCAATTCATTCTTCTTTCAGCCCATAATTCTTGTGTTAGAAAAATTACTGGAACTTTTTTTATGTTATTTGTTTCATCAGTTACACTTAAATTTAAGTTACTGATAAAATCATAAATAGCACCATCAATATCCTCTAAATCAAGCTTTTGCGGTAGTATATTATGATTTTCAAAATCCCTATCTAAGTTGTTATCTATGTTGTCTTGAATTGCCATCTAGAAGAATTATTTAAAATAAATAGTTTTAAAATCTTGACAACTCGTTTTTTTTGTTTTATATTTGACCAAAATTTTTAGGGCGTTGAACCCGGAAACGATAAGTTAGTAGGCAATCATTTAGATTTATTTTTTTCTTTTATTCAACTGGATTCAACTGAACGCTTCACATGCACTAGCGGTTGAATTGAGATTTGTTACTAGGGGAACCTAACGAAGCAAAGCGGTGGCACTAAGGAATGAGCCGTAGGATTAGGCGGTAGGTTAAGCTACTGACAGTGGATTCCAACCAATAGCACCTTAATGTTTGACTATTGGCAAATGAAAGTATACTCTCGTCCCACGGAAAAAAGGAGGAGTAGATAGGTATTGCTTGAACTGAATGGTGACAACCTAAAGATAGTTTTTTTAAACTGCCTTTAGGAAGTTATCACTTTGTCCATTCAGTACCTCTGAACCCTGGAAATATATTGTTAAGAAATGCATATACATTGTTACTGATTAAATAATGTATATGAAAAAGAAAAAAACTTTCTGTTTTATATAATAGAAAATATTGTATTAAGAGAGAAAGCTACGAAAAAAAAATTAACGGCCCTGAAAAACATCCTCATCAACTTCTATTCCTCTTATAGTGATATAAAATCTTCTATCACCACCCCAAGAGAACTCATTTGATATTTGTGAATAACCATCATCTACAATTTTATAGAACTGACCTTTATATCCGATAAAGTGACCCATTTTTATTCCTGAAACAATTACATTTGTTCCTTGTTGCTTTGTTATCAGACCTATTTCTTCTAAATGGTCTAGGTAAACGTGTGCAGTTAATTTACCCATACCTTTTTTTTCTATTCCACCTTTCACAAAGTAACTAGGCTCTTCAACTTCAACATTTATTCTACCAAAAATTTGTATTTCTGGAAGCCATACTTTTGTTTTAGCTTCGCCATAAAGTTTATGAACATTTGTTTTTTGCAAATCAATTCTATATAACAGAAAACTTTCCTGAAGTACACCCTCAGTAATCTCTCTTCCAGCATTTGTAAAAAACTGTCTTTCTTTTTCTCCAAAGAAAAGTTTTATACCCTCTGGTTGAGCATCCTTTGAATCCATATTTTCTGGATTCATTCCTATTTCTGTAATATCTGACATTTTTTAAATTTAGAAAACATATATTCCCATTGGAGTATATCCAAGTGTTTTATTTATTGATTCTTGCATTGAAGCTCTTTTTTCCATTATTTTTTCATAGCTTAATTCTTCAAGCTGTTCTTTTAATTCTGTTCTTAATCTATCTTGGTCTTCACGGCCAGTATTAATAAGGTCATCTTTATTTAAAGTCAACTCAGCCCCTGGAATAGGAAGTTGACCATTAAATTTTCCTCTAATACCTTTACCTAATAACTCAGCAGCTAAAGCTTGTGCATATTTTTTAATCCAAGTTTGAGCTAATGAATTTAATTGATTCCAACTAATGTAATGTAATTGTGCATCAGCAGGAGTTGATACCAATCCATTTCCTTGAATGCCAGCATCTATTTGTGCTTGTGTAAACCCAGTGAAACCCGGATTAGCGGTATATCCGCTATATAAAGGGTTTCCGTAGTTACCAACTCTATCTAGATAATAATAGAACACAGTTCCAGGAGTACCAGCACCACCACCTATTCCAAAACTTGGACTTGCATTTGAAGCTCCCGGTTGAGGTATTGGAAATAGTTTTAAAATTTTTGTCCCATTTGGTCCTGGTCTTAAAATATAAGAATATTCAGAACCTCTTACTCTGTTTCTTAACTCAGCAGCTTGTGCAGTTAATATTGTATCAAATACTGGCATTACGTGATAAAGAGTATGTCCAGCAAATGAAGCTCCGAATTCAGAGAATGCAATGTTTGAATTTGCAAAAGGGTCTAATCCGTATAAATTTATAAAACTTGGAGTGAACCAAAGTATCTCATTTACTTCTCTGTTTTCAGGAATTATATAGTCTTGTGTACCAGCAGATAAAGGGATAGAAGCTAATTTAAATTCTCTTGTACCATTTGCACCTAAACCAACTTGCTCTGCATAAGATTTTGAAAAACTAGTTTCAAAATATAAACTGTTTGAAATGTATTTCATAGTGAAATCTATGGACGAATTAAGTCCTAGCATTTCACCTAATCTGTTTTGTAAAACCCAGTTGTTAATGTATGTAGAATATTCTTCAATAGATTCGCAAATACATTCTTGTATTTGTTCATCTCTTAATTCTACACCCATTACAGGCTCACCAAGCTTCCTTCTTATCCTACGGATAATTCTGGCCTTGTCAGCTTCTGGCATGTCATCAAAACAAGTATCTCCACAAAATACACTCATAATTTTTTATTATTATCCAAATAGTTTTATTGAATTTCCTTGAAAAAATGCTTTGAATCCTACAAAACTCCCACTTGATACAACACATTTTCTAGCCATAACTTTTACAGATTGTCCAGCAGTCATTGCAAAAGTAACTGTTCCACCACCTGATGCAGTTATTTGAATACTTCCTGCACTAACACAATATACTTCATGTACTGTAGAAGCAGTTAAATTATCTCCTAACACATCTACATCGTAAGTGCCTACTGGCATTGGAACCATTGCGTAATTTACATTATGAAAAGCCATAGTTTATTTTTTTTATTTTTTTTTATTTTTATTTCTCTTATTATAAATATGCTTAAATAAAGAATCTATATTCTCTTTATTTAAGTAAAAATCTAATTGATAAATTTTTTGTAAGTCCATAAGAAGTGTTTGTTTATCTTCTTCTTCAGGTGCTAACTGATTTATTTTTTTAATCAACTCATCTGTATCCTTAATACTTTCAATGGTTTTAAGAATTTCTTTTAAATCATTGAATTTTTTATCTTTAACACTTCTTATTTTTTCTTTGCTATCTT